TAACATCCAGGGACATTAGCAAAGTTTTGTCAGATTCAGAACTTTTCAACCAGGACTCTATTTTCTTCTGAGTTTTCAAAGGGATCCATACCGTGTAAATTGTAAAATATAAAAAGAACGAAAGAATCCAGATTAAGAAAAACTGCTGGTCAGTCATTAGAATAATTTATCCTTT